ATGACGTACCAGTAAACTTACGGTAATTACTCGCGCTAATCGTAGAAAACATCCCAAAACCATCAGCCGCCTGTTCTTTCATTCCGACCTGAACGCCGTCCAGCCACAAACGTGACCGCCACTGACCACCGACAATTTCAGACGTATACGCCAACACATGAAAGCCATCAGATAGATTAGATTCTCGAAAATCTATCGTATTCGAAGGCCCACCCGAAGCACGAGCAAGCGTACCGATAAGTGAGTATTCCCCGGCAATAGCAACAAGACGAAACCCTTGCGCATACGTCGACCCGTTGTGTGAAATGTACGCCTCGTCATAATCCTGAGCTACGCCGCCAACGACTTTAAAAATGACAATATCTGTCATATTCAGGTCATCAACAAACACACCCGACGCGAACCGTAGCGCGTTAGGTAAATCGTTGTGCTCATATAGCACAACCCCAGACTCATCAACGCTTGTTAATCCATTTAAGTCAGCGGGCTTACCACCCGTTGCAATAGCGCCGCTTTTTTGCATCGTTCGCACTGAATGGAATGACGGATACCAGAATTCGCAGATATTACGAGCACCCATAAGCTGATGATAAAAATTCAACTCAGCACCCCCCGTGCCTTGTGAAAGCATGAACGCCCCCGAATCAAAGACGTCCGGAATATACGCAGCCCGACTCATACGCTCACCACCGCAACGAATGAAATATATTGCTGCGACCCAGATGAGTTCCTGATTGTTATTGAACTACCAGACCACGTAACCCCACACGCGGTTTCCACGTCGTCCAGCTCGTTAAATGACGCAACTGCACCGCTAACCGTTGCACCCAAATTCAAAGAGATTTCTGAGTTCGCAGATACCAAAACCCGACCCACTTTAACGAATCCTCTGTCTATAAGACCGTTTACAGTCGCTGCAGATACCAGACTGTTTACAGTCGCTGCAGATACCAGACTGTTTACAGTCGCTGTAGATACCAGACCGTTTACAGTCGCTGTAGATACCAGACCGTTTACAGTCGCTTCAGATACCAGACCGTTTACAGTCGCTTCAGATACCAGACCGTTTACAGTCTCCGCAGACACTGCGTCATTTATCTGTTCAGCAGTTAAAGCGCGAACATACATCAGTTCAGATACTCCAGAATCTCGACCACTGTTTCACTGTCAGCACTGGCCCATAGTGAACCCGACGCCTCATGACTCAGCACGCCCGCGACAGTGAATGACGTTCCGCCCTGAGCATTTGCGATACGGATAGGCCCAGCGGGTGAAATGATCGCGGTTCGCCGATTGGTAACAGTGCTAGAAAGGATTTCCACACCAGACGGCCCGACAGTGTATGACCGAATATCACAACCACCCGCAGCCGCATTCAGCTCTTCAGTATTGACGATCTCAACGGCCCCTGAATTAGATTCCAGATTGCCACGCGCAACAGTCGCAAGTGCCAGAGTTACGTTCTGATCCGCCCCGGTCTTGTTATAAACAAACAGTTTTTCAGCTTGCACTTCAAACGAAATATTATCGCCCTGGCTCGCTTCAACTTCTTCATTTTTATCCGTCTTGAGTACGATAGGCCCGCCCGCCTTACGCACAACAACCCGTTGCACCTCTCCATAAATTGCCTGAGCCGATCCAGCAGGAATAAATAGATCACGATCAAGCACGAGCAACCCCCACGAGCAAAGATGCGCCAACAAGCCCAGCCATCAACATGACTATTTTCATAGTCTGATCTTGAGTTTCACGACCGACAGTCGAATAGATTTCATCCATTCGTTTATTATTCTGACTGATAGCTCCGAACGATTCAGCCCTCGCCGCGTCACTACTATCAATAGCACGTTCAAACACGCTCTCAGCAAACCCGAACGCCTGCCCCGTGTTATCGTCCAGAGAGTCGAGAACGCGGGACATACTCCCGCCCGCAAACTCTAACGCCATCTCCTGAGAGTCCGCCATCCCATCAATCGCAGACTCTCCGAACTCGAACGCATTTTCTACAGCCCCATAATCTGAGGTCTGATGCACCACGTAGTTATTATTACCCGCAACGCCGCCGTCAGCCGCCTGATTCTGGCGCTGATCATAATTATTCGTCGTTGATTTAGACGAATTGCCACCACCGAAAAGCCCCATTACTTACGACTCCAGAAGTACAGACCGACTACAGCAAGCGCCGCGAACATGACAGGTTTAGAAATACTGGCACCATCACTACCGCCCGAAAAAATAGAACCCATCTGAGGCCCTTTATTTCCGAACTGATCACCACCGCCAACGCCCGAACTAGTGGAATTTTGAAAACTTGAACCCTGAGGAATCATTTTTTTACCGCCCCTGAGTAATACATAAAAAGCGCGGCCCCAATGGTTACCGCCATGGCGATTTTTATAGAACCGTTCCCGGCCTCATTCAGGCCAGACCCCGCCATTTTCGTTCCCGCACCGACACCCAGCGCCCCGGCACCAATCAGCAACAGCAGCGGCATTACTTCAGCACCAACGCAAGCACCGCAACACCTACACCTACGGCGCTCCAGTTAATACCGCTCTTTGGCGTTGCCCCAACACCCTTACCAGCCACGCGGGAATCCTGAGCACCCGGAATAGCCGCCGCCGTTTTTTCAGCTTCAGCTTTAGCCACCGGATTACCGCCCAGATAATCCCGTTTAGTATCGGCCCACGTTTCCGAGACATACTCCTGACCCGAAGTCACAAGGTCACCCCACATGCTCGACGCGCCGCTTTTAATCTGATCCAGAAAATCCATACATCCCCCCGATTTTCGGAAAGAGGCCCGAAGGCCCCTCAGTTACCAGTCACGACCACTTACGCGGCTCCAGCGATTCCAGCTGCTCTACGAGAACCTCGATGTTCTGTGCACCGCCGCTCGTCACATCTAAACGAAAGTTCAGGTTTTGATACGCCGTTTTCATCGCATCAACCAGCGGGTAATTACGCGCCGTAGGATCAAAGACAAAGAACCCCGCCGGGATTTCCTTACCGCGCATTTTCAGAAGGTAGTCATTGCGCGCCTGTGACAGCTCATAATCAACAACACCATTCCGTTTCACTTCGAGAGAGCCGATATTAGGCGACTCGAACCAAGCGCGAAGAATGCGCGGCCCGCGTTCAATGGCGGTAAAGTCAATCTTACCGTTTGCACCCACAGGGATCGTGTAACGCTCGAACGTACGCACGACCTCACGAACGCCGTTATGCTCAGCCACTTCAGCAAACGCTTTCAGCTCTGGCGCTACCGCGTCAGATGCAAATTTCACGTCCAGCACGACATTGTCACCCGGCCCCGTCGGCAGCCCGGTAAATACCTGGCTTTGCAGTGGCAGCGCATAATGAAGAGCCAAAGGCAGCGCAATAAAGTTAGCCGACCCCTCGATCTTGTCGTACGTCAACTGACGATCCAGCTCCGCCTTTGTCAGCTCAAACACAACCTTTGCATTCAGCTTAAGGCGTACCCACTCGATCTTATCCGCCTGATTTGATTCGAGGTGGATTTCGTTGTACTTCGGCCCAATATCCAGAGGCAAGTTAGCAACCTGACCCGGCGCTACCGCTGAAAATGAACTCAGCTCAATATAATTCTGCATACAGCCCCCGCTTAGCCGATTGCGTCTTCAACAGCATCAACGTTATTTGATGCCCACACGACAGCCGCAGCCGCAGCAAGTGAGATCATCACAACGCGCATAGTTGTTTTATTCATAGGATTACCCCAAAAAGTTAATTAAACACCCAACCAAAGGAGCCTAAATTACATCCAGAAACTGAATAAAACGCACGTCCAGCGCCGTTCGTACGTACATACGAGAAAACGCCCAACGAAAAGTAACCGGGCACAAAAAAGGGCGCACAGTGCGCCCCTTTTTCCGTATGAATGTTTACTCAATAGGTTTTTTATTGCCCGATTTATCGAACGCGGCCCACTGATCGCGCCCCGTATATTTAACATGCTCATAATATGGATCAGGCCGCAATTCTAAAAACACCTTTTCAGGGATTCCCGTTTCTTTTGCCATATACGCATGATCATCTGGCCGTTCAAGATACCCCACAAACAGCTTGTTTTTCTGGCGCATCAGGGTTTTATCAATCTCAGTCGGTGACTGCGCCCCGGCAAAGACTTTGCCTCCGTATTTCCGTACGCGCGTCAATATCTGATGCCATGCGGGCAGCGCTTTGCTCACAGTCGTCACACCCGCCAACTCGTCAACGATGATCCCACATGGGCGGCGACAATCAGCGAGAGCGAATACCAGATTGCACCACCAATTAAAATCAGCCTGGCCGTTCCCCTGATACGTCAGTTTTACATTACCCGAGCCACGCGCCAGACGATAGAACTCCGCCCGGTCAGTCGTACAAGTGAAGCCGTCCGACGAGTTGAACGCGCCCTCAGGATCGAACGCCAGCACACGCGGTAACGCCGCCGTATCTTGTTTAATGTTGTGCGTTTTCCCCGACCCAGACGACCCGAAGTAAGCCCGGATATCCTTACTGGCTGATTCGTCAATCCGCTGATTCTGGCTCACCTTTCACCCCCTCATCATTTGCAGCATCACCGCCGCTCATATTACCCATTTTCGTCAACATCAAGCGCGGCCCCACGATAGTGGCAGCAACTAGCCCCAAGTTACCGACAACCCCCAGATTTTCACCTGATGGCATATAGTGGTGGATCACCTGAGCACAAGCGACAGAAAGACGCTCGCAGTCTTCAGGCGGCAACTGCCAGTGATTACCCCACTTACTAGCCGCGACCTTAAAACCGATATCAGAGAAAACCCTTACGTTCTGCTCTATCACAGGATCATACGGAAACAGGATACCCCCGTTTTCCTCAATCTCCGCCACAGCTTCAGCAGTGGCGGACACTTCCCCGGCAGCCTTTCCCAATTCTGCTTCTATCCGATCAAGCTCCGCCTGATCCCCCAAGCTCCAGTATTGTTCAGCCGTTCCAATCATCTAACCAATCCTCCTTTGCCTTGGTTGATACTGGTTGTTTATACAGTGGCTTCGTTTCCGCCTCAATGGCAGGAGGCGACGCCGCCGCCGCTGGCTCATACTGGCGCTTTTCAATATACGCCCGGTACATAGCACCTCTGGCATTGATAGGCCCGCAACGCTGGCAGCTAATGAAGGGATCAAGCCGCGCATTTTTCTTAACAGCGGCCACACCCTCACAGAACGGACACTTGATTTTTTTATCCGACATTTTCCGCCACCTCTGCCAGCCCCTGAATCAGAGCCGCCATCGAATCCGCCAGCCCCTCAATAACGCCGATAGAGTCAGAAACGGCCTGTTCAGCCAGCGCCGCCTTTTTCTGAATCTCCAGCATACCCAGCGACTGCGCCTGACTGTTCACAGCCTGCAAACGCTCGATACCGTCGCGTACATCCTCAAGGCGTAAACGCCCCTCATCAATTAAATCAATTACATCAGCCATCTTTCCCACTCCCCCGAACGGCTCCGCCGATTCGTTCCGTACAGTTATTGTCACAAGTCCAAGTTCGGCGGCTTCGCCGCCTCCTGATCCTCCGGCTCTCGCCTTCGGATTTTCCACACCCGGTCACGGGTAATCAGGGCAGAGCGCCCCATTGCACGACCCACAACCTGAAGCCATAGTCCAATCATTTTTTTAACAGGCTCACAATACGCGTTATCAAACTGATCAGCCTCCTGATACAAGGGGCGTAATGTCTGCCCCTTGCGCTCAACCAATGGCCCGCCCATCAGCTCAACAAAGCGCGCCCAGTCGCCACGATCCGCCGCCGCTCTCAGATCATCAACGTCAGAATCTGGCAACTCGAACAACTCGCAATTCCTGCGCAGTTCCCGGTAAACCGTGACCGACACAGAGCCGATCTGCTGGAATTGGCGAATACCCCAAACGGAGGCCCACGCACGCGCCCGGATAGCACCGTCAGCCCCGTGACAATCTCCCTCGTCATCGTAATCAACGGCGAAACCGTCAATATTTTTCGCGACGTACTTAGCGATATAACCGGATGCCGTGCCTTTCTCTGGATCAATGATCTTTGAATCCCAACGGTACTTATCGGCCCCCGGCTCGTCTCCGTCTTCCTCCATTGCGTAATGTCCGAACACGTCCAGCGCCCGTCCGATAGAGTCGGCGGGCATAAACAGCATAAAGTGGAAATGGGGCGTCCCGTCATGGTGAGGCTCAGCAACCCGGAAACCAAAACAGCGAACACCAGAGCGCGCCCACTCCGCGCGGATTCGTGCCCAAACGTCATTTAAATGCTCCATACATTCACGGGGCGTTGCCCCTTCATACTTCGGATTCAACCCACGGCCGTGGGTAATTGCGTGATACTTAGAAGGGCAGGTCAGGGTAAGAAAAACGCCGGTCAGCCCTAACCCGGTCGCTACTTCCTCATAACCGCGCATACGGACCATCAGCTCATTACGACGATTCACAGGATTAGAAACAGAAGAGGCCACACACTCATCCAGCGGAACAGAAACTGATTCGCCGTCGATCTCTGTCACCGCTTCCATGGCCTTGAGCGTCTCCGCGTTGCGGTGACTGGCTTTTTTCCAACGCTCCAGCGTGTAGTTACTCACGTACGCAGAACGCCCGGCACAGACACCGCCAATTTCACGCAATGTGGACTCAACACACCGACCAGTAACAGTGCGCAACTGACGACGCCACCACTTAGCGTCAGACACTCGCAGTGCAGCCGATACAATCTTTTTTGATATTAGAGCCGGACTGTCTTTCTTTCCGATTTTAAGAGGGAACACAACGCCCCCAGCCTCGCAGAACCCCTCTAACCGTCTGCGCACCGCGTCAGTGTCACCAACCCCCGCGGACTGGTGGTAAATACGCTCGCACAGCTCCGCCCGGACTTTTGCTATGTTGCAGATTGACTCATCGTCCATGGCCGCCGACTTATAGCCGTCGAATACAAGCGACTCAGACACACGGCGCAACGCCTTGTTCGCCACTACAGCGCCAAACGAGCGCGCCTGACGTGCGTGATACGCCGTCAGGTACTGGCTAACGTGAAAGTGTTTAGCAAGAATCCCGGCGACAAACTCCGCGTTTTCCTGCTTCGCTTTATTGACCGGAGCGTTTTTGTGATCGGATACCAGACAGAGAGGGTTAGCCAATTCTTAACCCCCGCACCCCATTAAAGTACAGCTCCACTTGCCATTCCGACCGAACATAACGGCGCCCGTCAGCAGTCAAATACCCGCCCTTTATCTTTTTAGGCTTCTTAACCAGCGGAACCGCTGCCCCCTCAGGCAGCCATAGCCAATACTTAAAGCGCCCCGGAAAAATTCGGCTTTTTTTCATGCAGTTTCTACCTGAAACCTCGCCTGTCCACTTCTGGCGAGCACGAAAAAAGACACGATCTAAAAACTTGTACCAACTCACGCAGCCACCCCCGAACGTCTCCGCACTTCCTCAAGCTGCACCAGTTCACGCCAACGCTTATCAAGCGCCGACCGAACCACGAACAACTCCTGACACTTGTCTTGAGCCTCTTTATAGGCCCGCGACTCCGTACCCAGCTCAGCACCCAGAGCACGGGCAACGTGCGCCTCAGTGGAAAAATGGAAGTCCATTTTCTCCAGCATCAGCCGCACTTGTTCCGCCGTCAGGTCATTCAGACTCATGCTCACCCCCACGGCACGCGGCCTCTATGTCAGTCGCGATACGGTCACAGAACAGACCGAAGCAGAACGACGCCCCGGAAACACCGAAAGCGATAGCGGCAAAAATCAGATATTCAGTCATCCTTTTGGCACTCCATCCAGTAATCAATCTCTTCAGCCAGCCGGTTAACCGCATGCGAAATGTCATATTCCATCGCATACTCAGTACGCAGCCGCTCCAGTTGGGCGCGCAGCTTTTCCAGTTCTTCCATCATCACGCCGCCCCCTGAATAACCAGATTCACAGCATCAGCCTGAGCCGCCGCCTCGATGCTCTCCGCCATGTTGTTGACCAGCACCCACTTACCGCGCTTGATCGTCTTAATCAGCCCGGCCTTTGCCCAGCCATACACAGCGCCCTTACTTACGCCGACCTGATCCGCGTATTCCTCTAACGTCACATACGGACGCGCTACCGCCACCTGAATAACCTGACTACCTGCTTTCATTTGCTCATTTCCCTTTGTTAGTGTTAGTTGTTACCACTACGCTATGTAATAACCACTAAATATGTTGATAATTAACCTAAGTGCAAACACTACCCCGGCTGAGTGTTAAATATCAACACTATGTTGAATATTAATTGGTGATGATTATGGAACAGATAGTTGCAGATCGGGCAGGGAATCGCCTAAAGACCTTACGCCTAGCCATTGGACTAACCCGCCCACAGATGGAATCTGAGTTACAACTAAAGAAAGGGCGGATTCACAATCTTGAAGCACTGAATAACCGCTTGAACGAAGAGGACTTCTCCGCAATTGGCAGCCGCTACCCATGGGCTTTGCTGTACATCGCTTGTGGCGGTGAACTCGTTATCCCGGGCGATATAGACGCACCCGCCCAAGCAGTCGGCAAACTATCAGCACAGAGCAGCGCCGCCCCGGCGTCACTTGATCCAGCAGACCTGATGCAGGCACTGACCAATGACCCAGAGCTAAAAGCCGCTTTTCAGCAAATGATGATAGAAACATTAAAGGCAGGGTTGGGCGGTGACAGTAAGTAAACTCAGTAACGGCAGCTACCAAGCCCGCTTTCAGTGGGACGGGAAACGCTACAAAAAGAACTTCCCGAAAGCCGCTCAGGCCCGAGCATGGGAAGCGGACACACTGCGCAAACTGGCAGCCGGTGAAACGGTCATCAGGACAAAGGACGCCCGTCACTTATCCGACCTGGCCCAACTCTGGTACGACTTACACGGGCACACACTCAAAGACGGAGCGCGCCGCCTGAACCGCCTGAACTACTGCGCCACTGAGATGGGAAACCCAGAGGCCCACAAGATCACGCCGTCGTTTTATCTGACGTACCGTAAAGCCCGGATTGATGCCGGCAGTACAGAGAACAACGAGAACCGCATGCTGACGTACTGGAAAGCGGTTTTTAATGAACTCCGCAGACTGGAGCACTGGCAGCAGGAAAACCCACTACGGAACGTAAAACCCCTGTCATTCGATGAGACAGAAATGGGCTTTCTGACCTCTGACGAAATAGCCCGGTTACTGCATGAATGCGAAAACAGCAAAAGCGCCGATCTCCCTCACGTCGTCCGCCTCTGTCTGGCAACCGGAGCACGATGGAACGAAGCCGCCCAGATCGAACGGGCAGCGATTCAGATTATTAAGGGCAGGGCGCGAGTAATCTATCAGGGCACCAAGTCCGGCAAAGTGCGCCGCATACCTATCACAGTTGAACTGGCACAGGAGCTACTAGGGGCGGGCAGGCCATCAGGGCGGCTTTTCGGGGATTGCCTCAGCGCATTCAGGCGGGCGGTTGAAAGGGCAGGGATAGAACTACCAGACGGGCAGCTAACGCACGCGCTACGCCACACGTTCGCCAGTCACTTTATGATGAATGGCGGGGACATACTTCAACTAAAGGAAATACTGGGACACAGTACGCTAACAATGACGATCCGTTACGCGCATCTGGCCCCAGATGCTTTAGAGCAGGCGATACGGTTTAACCCGCTGGCACGGTAAAAGTGGCCCAAAAGTGGCCCGCGTAAAATTTAGGCATAAAAAAACAGGCACCCCGTTGCCGTAAGTGCCTGTTTTTAAAGTAATTTTTGGTGCCCAGAGGCGGAATCGAACCACCGACACGCGGATTTTCAACCCGTTCCAATACCCCCGGACACCCTGTAACGCCCGCCGTTACTGACATTGG